AAGCATGACGTTAGCGGACACTATAGTTAACGTAGGTTGTATAGCTAGAGACTCAGTACAACATACTGGCACTGACATTATATTTCTTTCGGACACAGGAGTTAGAAGCTTAGGTAGGACAATTCAAGAAAAGTCTGTTCCTATGACGGATGTATCTAAAAACGTCAGGGACACTTTATTGCAAGATATAAGCGCAGAAGCAACATTACCAATTAAATCAGCTTACAGTCCTGAAGAATCTTTTTATTTACTATTCCTACCTACTTCCAAAAAAGTATATTGTTTTGATACTAGAGCAGCTTTGGAAGACGGCAGTTTAAGAGCAACTGTCTGGCCCGTAGCCACTACTATTTTAAGTGGGTTAAGAGCAAGTGATGGTACTCTTTATTTTGGAAATGTTTCAGGAATTAACAAATACAATGATTATTTGGATAACACAAGCACTTATCGTTTAAAGTACTACACTAACCCTATGTCGTTTGGGGACGCAACAAGACTTAAAATATTAAAGGAAATTTCATTAACAATAGTAGGTGGTCAAAACAGCACAGTAGCTATAAATTGGGGTTATGACCACACTGAGTCTTACAACAAACAAACATTTACTTTAGCAAGTAGTAAAATAGCGGAATATGGAGTTTCCGAATACAACGTAAGTTCATCCGAATATAACAGTTCAATAATAATTGATACAGCTAGGATAAAACCAAATAAGTCTGGAAATATAGTTACTATTGGCGTTGAAGCAGTTATCAACCAAGGAGCTTTATCTCTTCAAGAGCTAAATACACAGGCACTAATAGGTAGAATGATATGACAAACTATACAAAAGCTGTTGACTTTGCAGCTAAAGATTCTTTAACTACAGGAAATTCAGCAAAGATAGTTAAAGGGACTGAAATAGATACGGAGTTTAATGCCATATCTACAGCCATCGCAACTAAATCAAACATAGCTGGACCTACTTTTACAGGAACAGTAACAATACCAACTGCTACTATTTCAACTGTTATTGTTCCGGATGCTTCAGACGGAGCTTCTATAGGTTCTAGTTCCTTAGAATTTAGTGATTTATATCTTGCTGATGGTGCGCTTATCTATTTAGGGGACGATCAAGACACAACATTAACCCACGTTGCTGACACAGGTATACTTCTTAATTCAACCAGGCAACTACAGTTTGGAGATTCAGGAACTTACATACACCAAAGCGCAGACGGTGTGCTGGACCTTGTAGCGGACACAGAAATAGAAATTAATGCAACTACTATTGACATTAACGGTGCTGCTGACGTATCAGGAAATTTAGCTGTAGGAGGCAATCTTACAGTTACAGGCACAGCAACTATTGCTGGTAACTTAACATTTGGTGACGCTGCTTCAGACACAGTAGCGTTTACTGCTGACGTTGCTTCTAACTTACTTCCAAGCGCAGACAATTCATACGACTTAGGTGCATCAGGGTCTGAGTGGAAGGATTTGTTTTTAGACGGAACAGCTCATATAGACACTTTGGACATAGACGAAAATGCTGCTATTGCTGGAACTTTAGCAGTCACAGGTGTTATTAGTCCTACAACTCATATAGATATGCCTGACAGTGCCAACATTAAACTAGGTGCTGCTGACGATCTACAAATGTACCATGATGGTTCTCATTCTTATATTACTAACGCTACTGGTACAATGAAGATTGCTACCGAAACTAGTGGTATAGCAGTTACAATAGGACACACAACTTCAGAAACTACCGTAGCTGATAATCTTACAGTCACTGGAGATACTTCCATTGGAGGAAACCTGACTGTAACTGGAACTACTTCTTTTTCCGGAAATCAAACTTTTGGTAACGCAGCAAGCGACACTGTTACTTTTTCTGCTGATATTGCTTCAGATTTACTTCCTAGTGCTGATGGAACTCACGATTTGGGAGCTTCCGGTGCTGAATGGGAAGACTTGTTTATAGACGGAACTGCAAACATAGACAGTTTAGTGGCCGACACAGCGGACATTAATGGAGGTACAGTAGACGGAGCAATAATAGGTGGAGCTAGTGCAGCAGCAGGAACATTTACTACTATATCTGGAACTACTGTTACAGCTAGTACTAGCTTAAAAACTCCTTTAATTGAATACACAGACGGTGACGATGCAATTACTATTGCTGACGGTGGTGGAGTTACTATTGCTGATTTGACTGCAACAACTGCTGACATTAACGGTGGAACAATAGACGGAACAGTTATTGGAGGAGCCAGTGCTGCTGCTGGTACATTTGCAGCTATAACTGGAACTACAGGAACATTTTCATCAAATGTGACTATTAGTACAGCGGATAATACAGATACTTTGACGCTTACTAGTACTGATGCTGATGCAAGTGTTGGCCCTACTCTTGCTTTGTACAGAAACTCATCTAGCCCTGCTGATTCAGATATAATTGGTTCTATAGATTTTGATGGTAGAAATGATAATTCACAAGATGTTCAGTATTCAAGAATAATTTCTCAAATAGTAGATGCAAGTGATGGAGCAGAAGATGCTACTCTTTATGTACAAACAATAGCTGGTGGAACAAATCAAGATAGAATAACTATTAAATCATCTGAAACTGTTTTTAATGAAGATTCAAATAACCTAGATTTCCGTGTTGAGTCTGATGGCAACGCTAATCGTTTATTTGTAGATGCAGGTCAAGATAAAGTTCTTTTTGGAACTACAGCATCTAGGGCTATGTCAGGAGTAACTCCTTCAATATTTCAAGAAGGAACAAGTTATGATTTAGCCAGTTTAGGTTTAGTATCTAATACTAATGCTGCAAACGGAGCTTATTTGATGTTAGGAACTTCCAGAGGAACATCTAATGGCTCAAGTACCGTAGTTCAAGATAATGATGAGCTTGGTGGTATTTTCTGGCATGGAGCAGACGGTACTGATATTGCTTCTGCTGCTGGTTATATAACTGTAAACATAGACGGTACACCCGGATCAAATGATATGCCGGGAAGTATGCACTTTGCTACAACAGCAGATGGGGCTAGTTCTGCAACAGAAAGGATGCGGATTGACAGTTCAGGTAGAATTATAATTGGCACATCTACTGCTAATGGTCATGTAAGTATTGATCCAGCAGACGGTGTAGCTGATGAGGCTTATGCTCTGTTTGTTCGTAATAACGAAGCTACGGACGGTAGAAACTATGGATTAACAGTTCGTGCTGGCAGCACATCTGCTGATGAATCTTTTAGTGTTCGTGACCATGCAAATGCTTCAACGTATTTTAAGGTTCGTGGGGATGGAAATGTAGGAATTGGCGTTGCGGCTCCTACTTTAACTCTTCAAACTAACACTAGCGCAACAGGAAGTTTACCGACTGACGGAACAGTTGGCGTAACTACAGCTAATTCTAACATTATTATCGGAGCGCATAACGAATCCAATTCAGCAACTTACTCGGGAATTGCGTTAGAAACTAGAACCACTGGAGCTTCAAGATGGCTAATTGCTAATGAGTGGAAATCTACTTATTTAGGCGATTTGGTTTTTGCAACAAGATCAGGTGGGTCTGCAAGCTCACCTAGATTACGCATGTCTAATTCTGAATTGTCAGTTTATCCCGCAACTGGAAACAGTCAAACTGGTGCAATAGATATATACGGAACTAACGGATCTAGTTTTGGTGGGTCAGTAATAGCTCGGAGTAGAATTGCAAGCACTACTGACGGTACGGCTTACGGTTCATATCAGTCATTCTGGACAACAAATACATCTAACGTATTAACAGAAGCTATGCGTATTAACGACGATCAGCGTGTAATGATAGGCCAAACTAGCCCCGGTGTTTCAGGATTTACTAGTGCAAAATTTACTGTTGGTCAATCCGTAGCTGATTATGGAGTCGCTCTTATAAATACAAACGCCAGTGATCCTTATGGTTATATTGTAAAATATACTGCGGATGTTCCAAATGATACTAGTCATGTATTTTATTTAGGTGGGGATGATTCAGCTTGGAGATTTTATGCTGCATCTAATGGAGATGTTTTTACTGTATCAGGAACTGATATACAGGCTATTTCCGATAAACGATTAAAAGAAAATACTGCTGATTTTACTGATGGTTTAAAAGTTTTAAATACTTTAAACCCCGTAACTTACACTTGGAAAGAAGGGCAGGGTCAAGATAAAACAGGTACTCAGTACGGTTTTCTTGCTCAAGACATAGAAGCGTCTAGTGAAGTTAAAGCTAATATGAATTTGTTTAGTAAAAAAACTTTAGGAACAGATCCTACTTTTCCGAAGAAAGATTTAATTGATGATGATATTGAGTACGCATCTCAGTTAGCAGCTAAAGATGCTTTGTACATTTCTGCTATACAAGAATTAAGTAAAGAAATTGAAACATTAAAAGCTGAAGTTAAAGCACTAAAGGAGGCTTAAAATGGCAGCAACATGGACAGTGACTGATACAAAAAGAGTTGTATCTTTAAATTCAAAAGAAGATGTAATTAGTTCTCTTCATTGGACTTGTACGGATAATGATGGAGATCATGCGGGCAGCGCGTATGGCTCAGTAGGCTTAGATACTTCGGATCTTAGTAGTTTTACAGCTTTTGCAGATGTAACAGCCGACAAAGCTGTTGAATGGCTTAAAGATGCTTTAGGAGAAGAAGAAGTAAAAAGCACTGAAGAATCTGTAGCTTCTCAAATAGAATATTCTAAAAACCCAAAAAGTAAAACAGGAGTACCTTGGTAGTGGAAATAATATTAGACATATTCAACATTGTAACAGCAGCAGTAGCTTTAGCTTCAGCAGTTGCAGCAGTAACCCCTACACCTAAAGACGACGAATGGGTTGCCAAAGGTTACAAATTTCTTGATATGATTGCGCTTAACGTAGGTTTAGCAAAGGATAAATAATGTCATTGGACGCAGAAGCAGTTAAGTCGGGAGTGGACGTATTGGCAGTCTCTACTACTGCTTCAGCGTTAATGGGATGGTTGCCTCCTTTGGCAGCTTTAGCAACATTAGTATGGACTAGTATCCGTATATATGAAACACAAACTATAAGGAGTTTTTTGAAGAAAGATGAAGATGAGGATAATACTTAGTTTACTTTTAGCATTGTTTATAAGTGGCTGTGCTACGACAGTTGAACCTTTAAATTATTTTCAGCATCCTTTGGAAGAAGAACGGTTTAAAATACACAAGGAATGTTTAGTCAATCCTGATTACTTTGGTTATACAATGAGCAGAATGGAATATAGTTTTTTTAGATCAAATGGTTTTGAAATTAGACCTACACCGGGAAGTTATTGCTACACAGTTAGCAGGGAACTGGTGTTTGGGAATAAGGTAGGATAGAGATATGTCTGAAGTTGATTTTAAAGATCCTAGTTCTTGGGATTATGGAAATATATTTAAAGGTTTATTTGGAACAGGAGCTACCTACGCTGCTGTAGACGATATTTTAAACAGGTTAACTAGTGCTGGTCAGGGATTATCTGAAGAATTTCCAAAGATAGGCATTGAAGCAGCAAATAGAGCAGCTTTTAAACCATTTACTGTAACCACTGGAACTGGTGGAGTTGGCACTACTCCTGAAGGTGGGATTAATCTTCAATTAGGAGGTCAAGGAGCAGGACAAACACAAGCTATACAAAATATACTAGGTGGTATGTTAGGTGGTTTTCAGTCTGATCCTACTGCTGGAGCTGCTAATTTACTAGGAGACACTGCATTTGGCGGTGCACAGAATTTCTTAGGTTCAGCAATGACTGATCCATCCGGAGGAATGATTGGAAGGTCAGGACAAGCAGCTTTAACAGGAGCAGGTAACTTATTACAAAATATAGGTGTTGACCCTACTGGTGGAATGGCTGGTGGAATTAGAGACACAGCGTTAGGAAACGTAGGAAATTTAATTGGTTCTGCGTTAGGAGACAGAGCTGCAAGAGAAAGTGATATATACAACAGAATTAGAGCTATACAGTCTCCGGAAGAACAAAGACAGCGTGAAGCATTAAACGATCAGTTATTAAGTCAAGGAAGACTAGATTTAATGACTTCAGCTTACGGAGGTAGTCCAGAACAGTTTGCTATGGACAAAGCTAGAGCGGAGGCTATGAACCAAGCAGCTTTGTCAGCAATGAATCAAGCAGGGACTGAAAGAGACAGAGACTTGGGAATGGCCAGCAGCTTGTACGGCTTAGGTGCAGGAGCAGCAGGTCTTCCAACACAGTTACAAGCAGCGGACGCAGGGCTAGCTAGTAACTTATTTGGCATGGGAACTCAAGCTCAGTTTATACCACAACAGTTAGCCCAAGGAAACTTAGGATTATCAACAGGAATGTTTGGATTAGGTTCTCAAGCTAGACAATTACCTACACAACTACAAGGTATGCAGGGGCAAAACATAGCTCAAATGATGGGTTTACAGTACTTACCGGAACAACAAATGTTAGACGCTCTTGGAGCAGGAACTAATGTAGCTTCCATAGCTGACTTGGGTAGAAGACAAGGTGCTGGTCTGTTTGATGAATCAGCGGGTGCAGGTCTTGAAGCATTAATGAACACTGAACTAGCTAAAGCTGACATGCTTAAATCTATTTACTCCGGAGCTTTAGGCGGCGGTGGTGACGAAGGTGGTAGTTGGTTTGGTGATATAATCAGTGGAATATTTGGAGATTAAAGCAAATGGCTAAATTAAGTTCTGGAACATTGGAAGCCATAAGAAACTTTGGCAGAGGAGGAGGAATGTTAACTGGCTCCGGGCAAGGCTTGGCTCCAGTTGATCCTATGATGCAGTTAGGGAAAAGTTTTGGTGGTTCTCTTAAAAAAACTTTAGGAGGACTTACTGGAAGAGACTTTAGAAATCCTATTGAAAAATATAGAGATCAGTTAGCTGGTATTGCTAATGATGCTAAAATAGGAACTATAACTCCAGACGAAGAACAAACTCAAATATTAAGATTAAATTTACAATTAGCAGCAAACAGAGGAGACAGAGCTGCACTGGCTCAAGCTACAAAAGCAATACAATTACACGAAGCAAATTTAAGACAAAAAAGAGCGGATGAAGACGCATTTAAAGTTGCTGAAAACGAACAAGCTATAACTAGTATATTATTTAAATCTAACGATCCTTATGGTGCAGCAACAAGACAAGAAATAGGAGAATTTGCGTTAAAGAATAAAGTAACAGCTCAATCAGTAACTAATGCTTATGAAGCTTTAGAATCTACTTTAGGAACTAGTAATGACCCACAAAACTTTTCAAGAATTGGAGTAGTTCAAGATAAAAATGGAGTTGAATTTTCAGTTACTCAAAATAAAAGTAAACCTACTGAATTAACATACACAAGAATTGGGCCTCCACCGGAAGATTGGGAAGGAGGAGAATACAGTAATCCTATAGGAAAACCTGAGGAAATTGATTTTGTTAGTACTACAACTGGATTAACAGGTAAAGAAACTCAAGAAGGTAGGATAGATCTGGCTAATAAACAAGATGCTTTAAGAAAAGAGGCAGAAAAATTAACAACATTTAGAAATATTAGACAAGCTAATCGAGATGAAGCTTTAACTGTAGCTAAAACAATTACTCAAGCTACTGATATGTTAACAATTTTAGATGAGCTGGAAAGAGTAGGAGCTAATACAGCAGGGTTAACGCAAAAAGCTTTGTTAGCACTGGAAAGAACCTTTGGAATAAGTGATCCTACTACTATTAATTTACAACTCTTTGATTCAAAAAGTAAAAACATGATTAAAATAAGTTTACAGGGTTTTACAAATCCAACGGAAGGTGAACGAGATTTTGCTAAACTTATAAATCCAAGAATAGACGCTTCTACTGCTACAAATAGAGCATTATTAAACGATATTCTTAAATACGCTAAATTAGCAAGAAGCAGAATAGACCATGTTTTAAATTTTAGAGATGAGGCTGCTAGTTTAGACGCTTATGACGATTATCTTTTAAGAGAAAAATTAGCAACTGAAGCAAGTAAACGAGGCTCTGGTAATTTTAGAGCACCCGCTAGAAACTAGTTAAGAGTAGAAAATGGAATATAAATCAAGAGCAGTAGAAAACCCTGCAACTGGCGAAACTGTTTCTATAGATGTACGTATTGATTCTTCTGGAAAAGAAATTGATGAGTACACAGATCAAGAGCTGCTTAATCTGGCTTTAGAAAACGATATGTTTTCTATAATGCACAATCCAGAATTAACCACAACTCCTGAACCAGAACCTACATGGGCTAAACAGTTTACTGACTTTACTAAAGAAAATTTAGACATACCGGGAGGATTAGTTGGTGCTGCTCTAGGAACAAGAGGTGGTCCTGCGGGCATGATAATGGGTGGAGCAGCAGGAACTTTTGCTGGTGTAATAGGCTCTGACTATTTAACGGAAGAAGATATAAGTTATGCAGATGCTATGGAGGAATCAGCGTGGTCCGTAGGAATAGATTTAGCTACTTTAGGAACAGGTAAAGCTTACACTAGAATATTAAGACCTTTAATAGAATCAGGATGGTTAGCCGCTCAAAGAAAACTAGGAAAAACTCCAAAAGAATCAGTAGAAGAATTATTAAGAAAAACTGGAGAAGGAACAGCGGAAGCAGGTACAAAAGGTTCTTTATTAGCTTCTCAACGAATGTTAGGAGAAGAAGGACTTACTTTACTACCAAGCAATGTATCAGAAAAAAATAACATGATTCAAGCAATAGCTGAATTAGGTTTATTTAGTTCTCCTATAATGTCTAAAAGCGCAGATGATATTAACAACTTTGTACAACAAAATATAACTGACATCGTAAACAAAGGATTTGTAGTAGGAGATCCAAGTCAGCTTGGGGAAACTGTTTATGATTTACTGGACGTAGCTAGAAAATCTTTAAGTCAAAACTATGAAACTACAATGAATAATGTAGTTTTACCTAAACTTAAAAAACGTGGCCCTATAGATGTAACTGGTATAAAAAATAAATTAGATTTTACTATTAATAACAGTATGATTCCCGGTGTTAAAAGCATGTCTGAATTAGACGATGCTACTTTAAGTTTTTTAGGACAGTTAAGAGAATCTTTAGCAGAAACTAAATCTCTTACTCCTGAAGCATTATTTGCACTTGAAAAGAAAATAACTGCACAAGTTAATAAGTTAGGTGAAAGAGGGTCAGCACAGTTTAACGATGCTGCTGCAAGAGAATTATTTCAATTTTCAACTACTATAAAAGATGAATTTGGTGCAGCATTAGCTAAAGTTGATCCTGATGCGGCTGCTGAATACCTTAAAGTTAAAAAAGCATACGCCAAAGGAATGCAAGGAATACTTCCGGAATTAAATTCTAGTTTTGTAAGAAGAGCTAAAAAAGAAGATTTTAGTGCACTAGGTAATATGGTTTCAGGAAATGGAAGTATAGATCAAGTTCGTAAAATGTTTAGTAGTATAGATAGAGCTTATGCTACTATGAGTAAAGAAGCAAGAACTGAACTACCGTACAAAACAGCTAAAGAAGCAAAACAAGCTATTAGAGGAAGATACTTAGAAAACATTTTTGATGATTTGTCTTCCGATGTGTTTGACATAGGAAAACATAGAACTAAAATTAAAAATTTATTAAAGAAAGGTGGAGACAGAAAAGCTCAAACTATATTAGGTGAAGATTACGCAAGAGCTAGACAAGTGTTTAATTTAATTCAAGAAGCTGGAACAAAAGAAAGAAGTACAATAGGAACTCTTTTTCTTAAAGCTAAAGAATTTACAGCAATAACTAATTTAACAGCAGGGGCGGCTGCTATGGGCGGTTTAATGGGAGCAGGAGCAGCACCTACAGCATCAGGCATAGGAGGAGCAGTAGCTATTCTAACTGCACCAATATTTTTAGCTGCTGTAGCTAAATCTCCTAAGTACGTTAATAAATTAGTTATGCTGGACAATAAAAAGTTTGGTACACCAGCGTTAGCTGCAACTGCTGTTGCTAATTTTATTACAGACGTTATGTTAACAATGTCTGAGGAAGAACAAGCTGAAGTTAAAAACATTGAAAGAGGTGTTACTCAGTGACCATTGGTGAGGACATTTTAAACGAAACTCAGCAAAGAGCTATGCGTAATATTTCAGCTAGGCGTAGAAAACCTATGACTGCTGAAGAAAGACAAAGATCAAAACAATCTTGGGACCAATCTTACCTTGGTGGTATTGTTAATAAATGGGATCAAGACACAAGAAAAACAGCGCAGCAGTACGAAAGAGGTGAGATAACTATAGGAGAAGAAATTCTTAGAGATACTGCTGCTGGTATTAATGCAGTCTTTACTCCAGTTTCCGACGTAACTGGTGCAGTACTGTCAACAGCGGACGAAACTTTGCTTGGAGGTGCAGGAGGAAGAAGTTTAGAAGCAGCAGGAGAATATCTTTCGGAAACGGATGCAGGGGAAGCACTGATAGAATACATACAGGAAAACCCCAGAACTGCTGAAAATATAATGGCTGCTATAGACGTAGCTGGTGTTATTCCTATAGCTAGAATTGTTAAATCAGGAATAAACAGGCCAGCCGCTGAAGTAAAAACTTTGCTTGAAGGTTTTTATGGAGCAGGTGTTGGTTCAGCCAGTAAAGGAGCAGCAGCAGCACAGGGGTTAGCTGAAGCTTTGCCTTCTTCAATGCTTAACGCTTTTAAACCTAGTGCTATTGCATACGAAAGAGTAACAGGAATACCTAAAGGAAAAAGTAAAGATATTACAGAACTACAACAAGAAAAAAATATTCTTTTAAAAGAAAAAGAAGGTAAGACAACATACGTAGTTGATACGGACGGAAAAAGACATATTCTAAATTCTAATAAAATGAAAAGAGATAAACTTGGTAGAGATTTTATCGAAGATAAAGATACTGGAGAATTAAAAAGATTAGTTGCTGAGAAAAAAATAGTAGACAGGCCTAAAGGAGACAGAATAGGAGCAGCGTTTACTGCTGAATCCATAGCCCAACAAAGAGGAGCTAAGCCGGGAACAACAATTATAGGGGAAGGTCCGTTAGGTGTTGTAGATGAAATAGCAGTTATTCAAGCAAACAATACAGCGGAAGTATCCAGACAGTTATTTTCCAAAGGTGTTAACGTAGGTTATGACGTTCCTGACGCAGTAAAAAATAAACATTTAGATCATGTTTACAAAGTATGGGGGGTTAACAAAAACAAAACGGACATCAAAATAAAAAATCCTGAAGGTCCAACTTCTCAACTAAGTACTGAAGCTAGGTTAGGTAACGAAAAAATACCTAAAGCAACTCCATTAAAAGCCTTAGGTGTTAAAGGGAAAGTAACCTTAGTTGCTAAAAAAAATAAACCAAATTTAAAAGCGGACGGTTTATCTGAGTGGGCTAAAAATCAAGACATTGAAGTTAAAGATTTAAAGAAAAAACATATTAAAGCTTACTACGGCTATTTAAACGGCCAGTTAGAAAAAGCAGGAGAAAAGAAAAGATTTAGACTGGAAGACAATAACGACGGCTTTTTACATATAAGTGACAGTCACGGCTCCAGAGAAAAAGAGCTAGGTGGTGTTAACGACATGATTTCCATTCATCCTGAATCTGGAAACATCTACACTACCATTAGTGACCAACATGATATGTTTGGAATAAACCCATTAGGAGGAAAAGGATTAGTTGCCGTAACTCCTACTCAAAAATCTAATTTTAAAACAGACGTTAAATTTGACGTAGAAGACAACTTAAATAAAAAAGAAACATTAGCTAAAATGGAAGAAGCAGCGGACTTTATAGAACAAAAGTATAAAGTTCCAAGAGAAAAAAATGAAAATGCAGTTACTTACCATATGAGGGTACTAGGCGAAATAGATCCTAAAGCTAATATTAAAGACTACGCTAATGTAGCAAGGAGGGCAGGTATGTTAACAGGTGTTACTCAATCCACTCTAGGCGCGGAACAAGAAGAGCAAACCTACTAGCTCTTTCCCCCTAACTTTCCCCTACCCCCATGAAAATCCTATCTGGTGTTCAAGCACTAGCGGTTTCCTGCACGTTAACTTTAGGGTTAATAACGCTTGACATTGGTAAATATTCGGAAACCTACATTAGTTCGGAACTCCAGCTACCCAAGATAACAACCAGAGCAACCAATGAAACCTTGACAAACCACTTTAGTGATCGTCTGGTTAAAGGCTTTGGTGTTAAACCTAAAGTAGCGTCTGAGTTTTCTGGTTGGATATTGGAAGCCTCTGAACGCCAGAAGATCCATCCGGAAGTTTTAGCTAGTCTTTTAATCACTGAAAGCTCCTTTAGAAAACATGTAGTGTCTCATGTTGGTGCAGTTGGTCCTGCACAGGTTAGACCGGAGTATTGGTCTGAGTACTGTGGTATGACGGAAGCTCTCCTAAGCGATCCTGAGGCTAATGTACACTGTGGAGCTATGGTTTTAGCCTACTTCAAGGATCGTTGCTTAGGGAGCCTCCTGTGCGCTCTCAAAGCCTATAATGTTGGGTTGTACAATCAACATCTAAAGGCAGCGCACAGATACATCACAAAGATAAAAAAGTACTTGGCTAGTCTTCTGTGTTACCCCCATTTTTCGCCTGAGACTCATCCACCTCACAGTATTCCAGTGCGCTTAACAGATCGCCAAACTCCCCAATGTACTTTAACTCTTCTTTAACAGCGTCAGTAAAGGAAGTGTGATCCGGTAGAGCAGTAGGATTTTTAAGCATTACTTCCACGTTCATCCTATGTTTCTCAAGTCCTGCTAAAATTTCATTACGTATTGACTTAACAATGTCGTCCCTGAAGTTAGAACCATTACCGTTTAGTCTGGTTATGTTGCTCATTCCGCTATCACCTCCATAAAGTTTACTTTGTCCATGTTACCCCTGAGTCCTGCCTTCATGTAGGACGTGGATCTCCCTTCAAAGAAGTTCTGGTGTTCCACTCCCAACACTGTGTCAAGCCACTCCAGAGGATTGTCCTTAACCTTGTAGTTAGGCTTCAGTCCTAACTGTAGCAGCCTCCTGTCCGCTATGTACCTAATGTACTGTTGCATTTCTCTTTGGGTTAGTCCTTCTATGTCACCCATCTGGAACACTAGGTTAAGAAACCTGTCCTCTAGGTCAACCATGTCCCTACAAGCCTGATAAATTTCCTTCTTAAAGTCGTCAGTCCACAGGTCTATGTTTTCCTGTATGTACTCCCTGAATAACTTAGTCATGGCTTCTACGTGCAAAGACTCATCACGTATGCTGTACGTTATTATCTGTCCCATGCCCTTCATACGTCCAAATCTAGGAAAGTTAAGAAGGATAATAAAGCTGGAGAATAACTGTAGACCTTCAGTAAACCCAGAGTAAACAGCCAGAGCCTTGGCTATGCTTTTCCTGTCCCTGTTAGACACTTTAATGCTGTTAACGTATTCATGCTTGTCTGCCATGGAAGTGTACTCTGAGAAAGCCTTGTACTCAATCTCAGGCATGCCCACAGTGTCCAGTAGAAGACTGTAAGCGTGTTGGTGTATGGACTCCATGTTGTTAAACGCACCCATCATCATACGTGCCTCAGGCTTCTTAAAGATACGCATGTAGCGATCCACATAGCCAGAGCTAACGTCCACGTCGGACTGAGTAAACAGTCTAAAGATTTGAGTCAACAAGTTCTTCTCATGTTCCTCTAAGTCCTGCCAATCCTTAACGTCGTTGTGTAGTGGTACGTCCTCAGGAAACCAGTGCATCTGGTTCTGCTGCACGTAGTAGTCAAACATCCAAGGATGGTCAAAGGGTTTGTAGTAGTCCCTAGTTCCAGTTAAGCTCAATTTATTTTCTCCTCCCTTATTCTAAAGATTAATGTCGTAAGGACTAAGATTATCAAAGTGAGTTCTCCACCCTGTAGAATCTATTAGCTCATAGTCCTTTGACATTAACTCATTGTAACTGACAAACTCCTTGGTTTCGCTTATGTAGTACTTAGCGTCTTTAATGCTCATAGTAATGCTCCTAATTTACTATTGATTTCCCACAGGAGATAAGCAACTAAACCTAACTCCGCTGCAAGTATAGTATGATACCACACCCATCTGGCTTTGTATATCCTTAGCTCCAATCTTTTTTCTTCTTCCACCATTTCGTACCTATGCACCACTTCCTTTAGTTTATGTTCAAATATCTTATCCTTCACAGGCCAAACACTCCACGTCCTCTAGGTTAATTCTTGGTATTTTTATGTTGACATTCTCAGAGTTCCTAGCTGCGTTGGATCTTAGGTAGTACATGGACTTTAATCTCCTTGCACCAATCCAGTGCACATTGTTAACGTACTCTAGGTATTCGTCATGTACCTCCTGTGGTTCTGTAGCCTTAGGAGGAGCAAAGAACAGGTTAACTGACTGACTCTGACAAATGTACTTCTGTCTGTGATGTGCATGTTCAATTACCCACAACTGGTTTATCTCAGGAGCAGTCTTAAATACCTCCTTCTCTTCTTCGCTGAGTCCCTCAATACTCTGTACAGAGCCTTCAGCAGCCGCAATGTCCTTCCAAGTCTTTTCATTGTCTAGCCCTTTTTCTTGAAGAAGAGATAGAAGATACTTGTTCCTAACTTGGTAGCTTCCGGTAAGAGTCTTGTGCGTAAAAACATTAGCACGTTGCGGCTCAATACTAGGAGAAGTCTGACCACAAATAATGCTAGAAGAAGCATTAGGAGCAACAGCGAGAAGACAACTATTACGACGATTAGAACCCACCATATCAGGAGACTCCCCACGGCTTTGAGCCAGAGCTTCACTAGCTGCTGTGGCTCTCTCCTTAATATGAGAAAACGATCTGTTGTTAAAACTTGAGGCGTACATTCCCTCAAAAGGAATTCCGTTGCGCTGTAGATAAGCGTGAAACCCCATCGCGCCAAGTCCAACAGCGCGTTCTCTGTAAGCTGAATAAGCTGACTTAGCAAACCCTTTAGCGGATTCTTTAACATAGCTGCTAAACCTCTCAAAGTTCATATTGTTAGTTTTAAGCTTACTAGTGTCTCCTACTGCATGACCAATAAAATGCTCCAGTACGTTGTCCAGCATAGTTATCAGGTCACTAATAAACAATTCTTCGTCCTTCCATTCGTCAAAGTATTCTAGGTTAACACTTGACAAGCAACAAACAGCAGTTCTCTCTTCGTTGGTTGGTAAGGTTATTTCGGAACACAGGTTGGACTGAGTAATCTCCAACCCTAATTCCTTTTGTTGTTCAGGCAATGCTTCATTACACCTGTCAATGTTAACAATGTACGGCTCACCTGTCTCCGCTCTGGTGTGTATCAAAGACCACCAAAGATCCCTAGCGGACACAGTTTTAACTGCTTCCTTGGATTTAGGATCTATAAGTCTCCATGGCAAGTCCTCCTTAACTGCGTCCAAGAATGAGTCCGTTATTGTTACTGCGTTGTGTAGGTTAAGACACTTACGGTTTAAGTCTCCTCCAGTACTCTTACGCATCCCTACAAACTCTTCTATTTCAGGATGGCTAATGTCCATGTAAGCAGCGTAGGAACCTCTTCTGGTTACGCCTTGGTTAAACGCCAGCATCTGTGAGTCAACTATGTGCATAAATGGTATGCTACCAGTAGATTCACTGCCGTTAGAAGTAGGAATACCATTGCTTCTAACACTACTCCAACATCCACCCAAGCCTCCACCTCCACTTGCGAGCCATATGTTCTCATCGTAGTGAGCAGATAAACCAGTCCTTGAATCAGGAACATGATTAAGAAAGCATGAGATAGGTAAACCACGGCTCGTTCCTGCGTTGCTAAGGATAGGAGTGCTATAAGAGAACCAATGCGAACTTGAGTAGTTATAAAGTCGCTGTGCAAGATCGTAGTTAACAATTCCCTGATAAGTTGCACAGTATACAGAAGCCCTAGCCAAAGCCTGTTGAGCATACTTTTCCTCCTTCCAGAAGTATCTGTCCTTCAATGTGTCCAAGGAGAAATCACTTAAATTTTCCTCCTTGGCGTAGTCTATTTGAATACCAAGGTAGTCCTCAATCATCCTCTTCATTCTCCTGCTGTTCTAAGTCCTTAATCATTTCCTTTAAGTACCACTTGGCTTTTTTTAAGTCCTGTAGTCCATCTTTGTACTTAAACCTGTGCATGTACTTCAGGACTGCTCCGTAACAGTAAGCTTGAAACTCATGCCCTAGCTGCTGCTTAATGTACGATATAGCTTCTATGTCCCCATTGTTATAATGGATAGGCTTATGTACTGGATCAAAGTTTTTAGTTGATGTACTTGCCATGTTAATAATTTCTGCGTATTTCTCGCCTAACTTTTCCCCTATCCTGTTTTTATTAATTTTGTCCCATTCCTGTGGTGTTGCGTCGTCAATGCTGCTCATCTATATAAGTCTCCTCTGTTGTTTCTTCCTTCAGGTCTTCCTCAAATCTGTCCAACCTGTTAATTAGTTTGTCCTCAAAGCGATCTAAAAGTTCTTCACTGGTTACTGCCAAAGCTTCCACCAAGTCGTCCACTTCATACCGCTCAAGTAGTTTCTCCTTAATTTCATTCATCGTCAGTGACATAATCCATTAACTCATCTTTTTGTTGTACTGTAAAGTATTTAAACCCTTCCTTGTCGCACCATTGAGACATAGTTATTTTAGCACCTTTCCGTACTTTTTTAAAGGGGTCCGACAAAACAAATATTAATTCGTCGTCGCAACAATCCCTAACTGATTTGTACTTTAGTGTGTCCCCCTGTCTAAAATAACCTTTGCACTCAATCATTTTGCCAGTTGGTTTGTGTACGAAGTCAGGCTTATAAGTCCTTTTGGTTATGTACGGAACGTCATAAGGTTCGTAAACAAAATCCTTCTTTGGATAAAGAGTGGCAAACGTCTTCTCAAGTCCGGATCTAAACATCTCTTTAAACGGTCCTTTTTTCTTTGATCTCAGATACTTTCGGTTCATTTTTTACCTCTATTAAAAAACGTGGACCTGTAGAGTAAGCGAATACTCGCAAGTCCGGATAGCATGATCTTTTGAACTGACAGTAAGAGCAGCCTACGGCGAGTTTCAGGTTCCCACTCTTTCCATCTGGCAATGGCTCGTAACAGGGTAAAGGCCGCTCTTCTACCCCTACCATCTTTTTTACGTGCCGTATCCTCTCAGCTATGTCTTCCTTCAGGACTTCATAAACAGGAGCCTGAGTGTCCTCCAAGTCGTACTGTAGGAAAGTCAAGTGTCCGTTCTGTTTGTCCATGGCAAGCCAACCAAACTTGGTTTCATTCTCAGAGTAGGCGTATGCCTTTATCTGGTCTATGTAACCAAAGGGATCGTCAAAGGCCAGTGATCCGTCCTTGAACTTCTTAAAACCGTAGGAGCTAGTTGACTTAACGTCAGTTACTATTCCGTCAATCCTACAGTCCATGTGACCCTTGATACCTTCAACCTCACATTCCTTTTGTTCGTCGGTGACTGTATGTCCTGCCATCCTAGTCAGGAACAACAGCATCTCCTCTATTAAGTGACCGTACAGAAACTTAACCAGCGTATGCGGTTCTATAGCTTCCTTGGCTACTCCCCGAAAATGGTTCCATAAGTATCTGTCTTCCCTACCTACGTTGGACAAGCGTAGTTTTCTAGCGTCAAAACCTCTGTTTACGAACTCTTTACGCATTAAGTCCTTCATGGCTTCACCAAAGCGTTCTATCTCCGCTTCAGCGTCCACTTCACTGTCAACACGTTTAGTCTTAACTAGTTTATATATGTCCTGTACTAATGTACTAATGTGTTTCATACTTTATGCCCTACAAAATGTAATTTTCTGTTTTTAGGATTAAAAGTTAGTATTTGTACTCCAAGTTTTTTCTGTAATGGAGTACGCATAGATTTATTAGCAAGAGCGTTTGGATACCTGTAGTCTCTACGGCCAGTTTTTACGTCAATAAGAACAATGTCTCCATTTTCACGATCAAAGGAAATCATATCCACAGGTCCAGTACACCCCGAGTTTTTAAAGACATCAAATCCTTGATCCCATAGATAAGTTATAGCGTAATGTTCCGCTATGTCTCCAAGCCTACTTGAATCTTTATTTTTAGTGGGTTTCATACCAGTTATCTCCTATCTTGTATTCACCTGCTAAGGGACAGTTTAATTTAAAGTGATTACCAGCAGCCTCGATACAGCTAACCGCCAGCCTACCAAACTTCTCAGCTTGATCCGTCTTCACCTCCGTCTGTACTTCGTCATGGATGTTACCTACGAACCTGTAATCCAGTTTCCACTGTTTAGCGTAGTCGTCCAAGAGTAGTAAAGCCTGTTTCATAACTATGGCTCCAGCACTTTGCAGCAGGGTATTTAATGCGCTGTGCTGTGACCTAACGTGTACCAACCTACCGTCCAAGCCAGTTACCATTTGTGGTCCATAAGAGATTTTGCTTTGTATTCTTTCTCTAAGTACTCCAAATGAGCGGAGATTGCTGCTAAAACGCTCTCTAAGGCTTTTACCTGCCCTTTGGTTGCCCCCAACCACTGATCCAAGCTTCGCATCTCCTGCCCCGTATAGAAGGGCATAGATAAAAGTTTTTGCTGTATCCCGTGATTCAAGTCCTGCAAGTCTTTGGTTTGTTGAATGTATGTCTCCGTTGACCACTTCATTTATGTATTCCTTGTCATTCATGTAGTGAGCCAACATGCGTAACTCAAGACCACTCGCATCAAAACCCACCAGTTTGTAGCCTTCACGGACGGACCAGCACTCCCTGCAATCCTTACCATAAGGACTGTAGGACGCAGGTACTTGAGCTAGATTAGGACTGTTATGAGTCATACGTCCTGTTACCGCTCCATTGCTGTTAACCTTACCGTGAACCCTGCCTGTAGTTGGTGAGACTGCATCAATCCAGCTTTGAACCTGTGCAGTACGTTTCTGTACCATCAGGTACTCAGCAATTAATTTAGCCTCCGGTATGTCATTTATCTTTGACAGAGTTCCTTCGTCAACTATCGGTTGACCAGTTTCAGTAAAGCTACAGGGCTTCCACCCAAAGTACTGTAAGTACCTGCCTATCTGTTGTCTGGACCCTAAGTTAAACGGAGGAAACTCTATCCTGCTGAACGGTCCCTCAACAGAGTCCCAAGAATCTCCTAAGAATTTAAGACCTACTATTGAAAGAGAACCGTCCTTTTTAATCTTTGGTTGCACCTCCTTAACAAATACTGGTAACGGTAAAAAAGTCTTTTGAACTTTATCTTCAAGGCCAAGTTTTTTCTCCTTTAGTTCCGCAAGCAGCATGTAGGCTTTCTCTTCGTCCAGTTTCCAGCCATTGCGTACCTGCTCTTGTATAATAAATTGAACTTTGTGTTCTAAGTCTATGGATTCCTGAGAAAACTCAGACAGTTCGTCAATCAACTTAAAATAAGTTTTTTCAGTGACCGCTACGTCCTGTATGCAATATTCCACCATCTCCTGTGAACACTGTGACCAATCATTGTAGTCTCCTTTTGGAAAGCCTAGTCTCTCACCCCATGAGCGTAAAGAATGACCACCTTCTCTCTGAGGATTAGCTAACCTAGACAACACTAAAGTGTCTATGACCTTCTCAGGAGCTACAGAAACGTCCCATAGCGATTCTAAGACAGGGAGGTCATATCCTATTAGGTTTTGTCCTACAACCTTATCTGAGCCTTGTAGGAGGTCTAATAAGGTGTCCGGAGTATAATGAACTTTATAAGCTCCGTCATGGTTAGTAGCCACCATCCAGATTTTACTGGCATTTAAACCGTCTGTTTCTATGTCCAAAAAAATCAAAACTGAGTCTCCATGTCGTTATTGGAAGGAGGACCAACTTCCGACATTCGGCCTGTAAACCTGTCGTACTTCAGATAACAGGCAGCACCAGTTAGACCTGCGTAACGATTCTTCAGGATTCTTACCGTAGTGGTATTCCTGTTTTCTTCGTCTTCGTCCTGTTGGTTACGCTCTAGGCCGATCACCATGTCGGAAAGTTGGGCTATAGCCTGAGATCCCCGAAGTTCACTCAAGCTAATTCTTCCTCCGTCCTCATGCGGTTTGCCTTGTGTTCTCTTTAAGTGAGAAACCAAAAACAAACCTACACCTAACTCCTGAACCAGTGTTCTAAGTTTAGTCATAATCGCGTCAATAGCTCTGCGCTCATCGTCCGACTCCTGACTACTGACAACTATAGATAGGTGGTCCAGTATGATCCATTTGCAATCCAAAGCCTTAGCCATGAATCGGACTCTGGAAAGTAGGTTATCCTCCGACGTTGATCCCCAATGGTCAAACAGGAAGTATCTTCCAGTTCCCATAGTGGCTTGCCAGTAAGGTTTAACCATCTCCTCATCAATTTCCTCCTCTAAGTGTAATGGACAGTCCGCAGCTATGGACATGATCCCCAACGCAGTCCTGCTAATGTCCTCCTCCAGTGCTAGGACTCCTATGTTGTCCTCCGTAGCGTTTAAAAGGTAGTACTCCAGCTCCCTGACTATCTGGGACTTACCCATGCCAGATCCCGACGTTATGGTGACTAACTCATAAGGTCTGAAACCTTTAGTGTAGTCATTGAGTCCATGCCACGGATAAAGTATGGATTTAACTTTCATCTTACCTGTGATGGCTTCCCATGTGTCAGTACCTGCGATAATACCGTCAGGTTGATAACATTTTGAGTTCCACCATGAGCTAGTGAAGTCCTTAACCTTACCGGCCTGTAACATCTCTCCAGCGTCCTTCATAGGAAGCTTGCATATCTTCAGCTTGTTAGGGCTAAATATATCCTTGACGGAATCGACCGCAGTCTGTCCAGCTTTGTCACTGTCGAAACATAACACTACGTTGTCGTAGTTCTCTAGAAACTCTAGTTGTTCCTTAACTTCCCTAACTGCTCCACCAGCTCCGGACCTAAGACTCACTACGTCCCATCTATTATCAAACATCTCAGAGACAGCTAGACAGTCTAACTCTCCTTCCGTGACTGTGATAAACTTTCCTGATCCTTTACAAGTGTCCTGTCCAAACAAACCTACGTTTTCTGCGGACCCTGAGTAGGAAAAGGACTTATTTTTAATACTTTTTTTCTTATGGCCCTTGACTTCTCCAGTGTCAAGGTCTTTGTACGGATAAAAGTGATTATTTATCGTCCCTGTAGCGTCATATTGGATTGTAACACCAAACTTTCGACAGGTATCATGAGATATTCTTCTGTCCGGTATGGCTGCTATGACTCCAAGTTCGTCCTCAGTAGTTAGTTTTTCATTTTTCATATGACCCCACGCATTATCAGATTCTTTTGCAATTTTATTCCTAAATTCTACAAAGTCTGTGCTGTGTTCATGGTGTGTGCATCCTGCTGCGAAGCAATGCCCTGACCCGTTGCTATAACGGGCCAGAGCGTCACTAGATCCGCAGGACGGGCATGGTTCATGCCTGACAAACTTAGAATCCTTCTTCAATTCCGTCCCCAGATTCTTCGCCTAGCTCCAATACCCTAACCGCATTAAGGTACGTTGGTGTGGCGTGAACAGGGTGCGAGTCTCCTAGTTTGTACTGCACTCTAACCTTAGAACCTTTTGGTATGTTACCCATAAATGGTTCATCTTCGTTGTTAACAATCCTAACCGGAAACTTACTAGCAAACTTGCGTTGTGAAGTCCCTTCGTAGTCTTTAACTTTAACACCCTCAGAGGATAGCTTTTCTGCCATGTCCTCTTCCAGTGATAAGGTTAAAGTGTATCTACCAGTGTCTTGACCTTGGTAGACTTCCGTTTTTTGTAGGTTTTGAAACGCTACAGTTCCTTCTAGTAATGGCATATGTGGTTCTCCTATATGTTACCATTGTTTATGCTATAGAATACTAAAGAATACTTAATATGATGATTATGGTTATATAAAGTATCTTTAGTATACTATAGAATAGTATAAGGCATAAATGTTACAGAATTATGACACAAACTAACTAAATTGTTACAAATTGTTACAGAAAGTCATCTAAGTTAACACTATCTGCCTCGTTAGGTATCTCTGAATCATACTCAATCAGAGTTTCGTTACTGACTTTGTAACAAGTGTTACATAAGTCTAGAAAATTTCCTGTTAGTTTGTCCTTCCTAGCTAATTCCGTTTCCTCTAGTAGCTTGTTACATGCTTTACATCTCATTAGTGTATCTCCGTGTTTAAGTTCATTAGATCCCTATTAAAAACTAGATTGTGTTCTTTGTCTAGCTCTATGGCAGTCATATTGTTATAGACTGACTCCATTTGGTCCTTAGCTAAGCTTATCAAGTCCACCATCTTAATGATGTTCATATGGTATTCTATCAAGTCCTGAGTCTTTATCTGTCTCTCAACAAAGTCTTCCCCATCGTCGTCGGTTACGTCTACATCATGGCTGTATTCGTCGCTCATTGCGTTTTCTCCTGTTTTTTCGTTGTCTGGTTACATCCTTTAAGTCTAGGTAACAACTAGCGCATAGAGGCTCTGTGTAGTCTCTAAGAAATACCACAGAGTCCTCTGATTTACAACTAGAGCACCTAACTCTCATCGTCCTGCCTCTGAAATCTCATAGTCCTACCTTCAGCAGCAAACAAAATCAAAGCTTTTCTATTGCCGTCAGTGTCTATTATCTCCACGTCGAAAGTATCCCAAGTAGTACCTACGGCCTCTACCGATCTACGTTTAACAATCACGTCCTGAACGTCGTGTATTGATTCTCTACTAAATGTACTCATATTAATCTATCCTTGCTATTTTAGTTTCTTTAGTTTCAGTGTCACGTATTGCTGTGACTCCATATTTGTAGACTATACATTCATATCTATTGCCTGTAAAGACAACTAATGGCTGTAATGGTTCTTCGTCCTTAAACTCTGAAATGTATTCGTTATTGTCTCCTAGTGTACCTTTCCATGGATTACTATGAAATCCTCCAAAACCATAACAACAATCAAATTCTTTTGTGAAGTCCTCTAGGTTATCATATTCCAAGCGTAGGCAATCGTTAAAGAATGACGGAATTATGCCGCATCGTTGTTGCAATTGATCTATTGATAAGTCTTTAAACTTACAATTTGGATCATAAGCTATGCCATTTATGTATGCTATGTTAATTCTCATATCTATATCTCCTCTGTGTATTCGCAATCGGGACAATAGTATAGGCCTTCTATGCCTACGTCACGCTCCTCTGGTTGTAGTTCTAAATCTTCCTCGCAAACTGGGCAAAATCTACTAGACATTGTTATAGTCCTAATTCAGTTTGTTTCTGGACAATGTAATTATCTATGTCCGCGTCGTCCTCTAATCCTAAACGTAAAGCTTCCTCGTAAAGGTTCTCTATAAATTCCTCAGTGTATGGATTACTCATTTTATGTTCCTCAATTTTTGCCCAGTATGAACCTATGTTGCACTAGTTGCAATGATTTTTTTCATTTTATTACCATGTGCTACATAAGCGACTACAGGCACTGTTTTATCCCAACATGCTCTACACTTTCCGCATTTACCATTGTTATTGTACGCTGGGCATTTGTGATGCTTTGTTATCATGTCCTCTGGTACTATAGTGCTAGTTGTTATACCTTTAATTGTTACACCTAACACAGAGTCACTGGACTTCCTGATAACTACATTGTCTAGAGATTCCATGGCATCTAGTATGCTAGTGAACTTTTTAAATTTGTACATTCTAGTGGGTAACCAATGTTTAACCCATGGAGTCAATTTCATAATCTCTAGAATCTTTTCTGCTAGTTGTAGGGAGTACATGTCACCACTATCAAACCAACGAAAGTATCTGTCCGTGTCTAGTTCGTCCACCATGTCCTGTACCCAGCTATCACGCTGCCAATCTTCTTTATTATCCTGTCTAGGTTTTTTTACGTTGGGCATATGATACATGCCAGTAGTCGCATAACATCCTTTACACGCTGGCACTAACTCACCATTGCTGTCCTTAGATGCTGGGCATGTTACTAGTGCCTCTAATGACCATGAGCGACATGGCATTTTAGATGTTTTAGATAATTTAATCATTCTCTACTCTGTTAGTTAATAGTTACACTATAGCACACTATTGCTAATGCGCTATGGGTTTAACTACTGTTATGCGTCCCTATTCATATAATCTTCGTAATCGAACATGTTGCCAATACTAACAGAATATAGTTTGAATTCATCCTTTTCTGATAGTTCATTAACTAAAGCATCTAAAGCTTCTTTAGTTGGCTCTATCTTTTCTGCCCAAATGTCCGTGACGTTATCCACCATCCAATATCCATTAACAACTACATACAGACAATTCAAAAGTATGTCTGTGTTGTCTACTATATTCTGTTCTAAGTCTGTGTATCCGTCGCTTAATATTATGGTCATGTTATCTGCCTCCATTTTGTCTACGTTTAATTTCTTCCTGACAGTACAATATCTCGTCTAGGTACTGATTCCATTTATCCGTGTACATTTCGGGATTAGCTGCTAGAGCCTCTTTACAATCGTTAATAACATAGTGGAGTTGGTACCCACTCATGTTTTTAACTCTGTTCATATAGTCAGTGTGCCAATTTGAATCTGTCATATGTATTACCTTAGTTAGTTAATATTTACGGATAATAATCTATTGTTAATCTAATGACAACTATTTATTACTGTCTTATATGGCTGCTATATTGACTCTCACATGTCTACTTTTATTTACACTTGTTTGCATGTGATTCCTTTGCAATATCTGTGCCAAAGTTTTCTCTAGTTTTCTCATGTAATCTCTTGACAAACAGATGAAAGTATGAGCAAGCTAGAGTTGGCCTGACTTTTGCACCATGCAATTTCTATGCCAAGATTTATTTTTGACACCGGGACCCCCTTTGACAATCCATGGTAACAGTGGCTCCCACTAACATACAAAAAAAGCCAAAAGTCAAACAAAAGTAAACACTTGTAAACCTTTGATCTATAACATCTTTTTAATTGTAACATTTTGTAACAAAAAGGGCTTGACATTAACACTAGATTATGGTTGACATTTGCTTAAAAATATGGTAAAATAATAGAGTATTCTTTAGCTACAAAGGTAAAATACAATGAACGAAGAAGTACAAATTAAAAAACCTAGAGGTAGACCTCCTAAAGCTAAAGTTAATCAAAAGAAGGTAGGTAACAGAAAAGCCTTAGGTAGACCAAAGGGTGATGCAGGGATCATTAACGAATACAAAGCTAGAATGTTAGCTTCCCCTAAGTCTAAGAAAGTAATTGAAGCTATATTTGATGCAGCTTTAGACGACGATCATAAAAACCAATCAGCAGCATGGAAACTAATTATGGACAGGATGTTACCTGTTAGCTACTTTGAAAAGGAAGCTTCCGGGGGCAGGTCAGCAGTTTCCATAACCATATCAAGTTTAGGTGGTACTGAAGCCACTATAACCCAAGAAAAAGAAGTTATTGAAGGGGAGGTTATTCCAGACGATGTTTAAACATTTTAGTAAAGATGAATTTGCTTGTTCTCATACAGGCAACAATGAAATACAAGATAAGTTTATAGAAATGCTTGACATTCTTAGGGAGAACTGTGGTTTTCCTTTTGTAATCACAAGTGGTTATAGAGATCCTTCCCATCCTGATGAAGTTTCTAAAGAACAGCCGGGGACGCACAGTAGAGGCATAGCTGCTGATATTTATGTTAGTGACGGTGCACAACGAAGATCAATTATAGAAAATGCCATAGACATAGGTTTTGGAGGTATTGGAGTAGCCAAGGGCTTTGTCCATGTAGACATTAGGGATACTACACCAGTTATGTGGACTTATTAGTGGACATTACAAAAATTGAAATCAATAAACAAGCTGAAAAAATCAAAACCCAAGGAAGAACACTTAAAACCCAAGAACGACAAATCAAAGAACAGCTACAAAGAATATTTGGCAAAGCTAACTGATTTAAATTGGGACGGTAATGACTGAATTAAACATAGAGTTACTACCTTGGCAGCAGGAAGTATGGAACGACGAAACAAGGTTCAAGATTGTTGCTGCGGGTAGAAGAACTGGTAAATCTAGGTTAGCAGCTTGGATGTTAATCCTAAGAGCCTTACAGACTGAGAAGGGTCATGTATTCTACGTAGCACCCACTCAAGGACAGGCCAGAGACATTATGTGGCAAACATTGCTGGAGTTAGGTAATCCAGTAATAGTCAATAGTCACATTAACAATCTACAATTAAAACTGGTCAATGGAGCTACAATATCCTTAAAAGGGGCTGACAGGCCGGAAACCATGCGTGGTGTTAGTCTTAGGTTTTTAGTTCTGGACGAATACGCAGACATGAAGCCTGAGGTATTTGAGCAGATTCTAAGGCCAGCTTTAGCGGACCAGAAGGGTGATGCGTTGTTTATAGGGACACCTATGGGACGTAATCACTTTTATGACCTATATCAATACGGAGAATTAGGGGACGACCCAACCTACAAAACTTGGCACTTTACTTCCTACTCTAATCCATTACTGGACTCAGAGGAAATAGACGTAGCCAAGAAGAGCATGTCAAGCTACGCTTTTCGTCAGGAATTTATGGCTTCCTTTGAGGCCAGAGGTAGTGAGATGTTTAAAGAGGATTGGGTTAAATTTGGAGAACCAGACGACGAGGAGGTAGGAGATTACTACGTTAGCATTGACTTGGCAGGTTTTGAGGAAGTTAACAAGAAAAGAACGAAGAATTCCAACCTTGACGAGACTGCAATCGCTATTGTCAAAGTTAACCCTAACGGTTGGTTCGTTGAGAACATAATACACGGTAGATGGGAATTGTCGGAAACGGCAAGAAAGATATTTGAAGTAGTTAGGGACTATGAGCCTATTAGAGTAGGCATAGAAAAAGGCATAGCTAGACAGGCAGTTATGTCTCCTTTGACTGACTTAATGAAAAGAAATCAAAGATTCTTTACTGTGGAGGAATTAACCCACGGTAACAAAAAGAAGACTGACAGGGTAATGTGGGCGTTACAAGGTAGATTTGAAAACGGTTACATTACTTTAAACAAAGGTGAATGGAACAGTAGATTCTTGGATCAGTTATTCCAGTTTCCTGACCCTTTGACTCACGACGATTTAGTGGATTCTTTAGCGTATACGGATCAGTTAGCTAAAGTTGCGTACCACTACGACTTTGAGATAGAAGACGAAGAAATACTGGACATAGTAGCAGGATATTAATATGAATTATATGGACGAAGAAAAAACCTTAATGAGCGAACAATCCGTAGAAGATTGGGTTATGGCTAAGTGTGATACTTGGAGAGATCACTACGAAGCTAACTACGCTCAAAAGTTTGACGAATACTACAGACTTTGGAGAGGTATCTGGTCCTCCGGAGACATGGAACGTAAAAGCGAACGATCTAGGATTATTAGTCCTGCGCTACAACAGGCAGTGGAATCCAGTGTAGCTGAAATAGAAGAAGCCACCTTTGGTAGAGGCAGATTCTTTGACGTGACGGACGACATAGGTGACAGAGAAAGACAGGACATTTCCTTTCTTAGAAACAAACTACATGAAGACTTTGACAAAGCACAAGTTAGAAAAGCAGTAGGTGAGTGCCTGATTAACTCAGCAGTCTACGGCACAGGCGTTGCTGAAGTAGTCCTAGAGGAAGTCAGGGAGATGGCTCCCGCTACACAACCAGTAATGGGTGGAGACTTACAGGCTGTGGGTGTTAACATTAAAGACAGGACGATGGTTAAACTACGTCCAGTTATGCCACAAAACTTCCTGATAGACCCCATAGCCACCAGCATAGACGACGCTTTAGGCGTAGCTGTAGATGAATTTGTGTCAAAGCATCTTGTGGAACAACTACAAGAAGAAGGAGTCTACAGACAGGTTTACGTAGGCCAAGCAGCCTCAGACTTTGAAATAGAACCAGACCATGAATTGTCCGTTCACGAAGACGACAAAGTTAGGTTAACTAAGTACTACGGCCTAGTTCCTAGAGTGCTTTTGGAAGCTGCAAATAATCCAGAGGAAGAAGACGTAGACTCCGACTTAACTGTAGCCCTAGAAGAAACCAAAGACACTGAAGACCAAAGCTACTACGTGGAAGCACTGGTAGTTATAGCCAACAATGGAATACTACTAAAAGCGGAAGAAAACCCATACATGATGGGAGACAGGCCCATAGTAGCATTTCCTTGGGACGTAGTACCGTCAAGATTCTGGGGCAGAGGAGTTTGTGAAAAAGGCTACAACAGCCAGAAAGCCCTTGACACAGAGCTTAGAGCAAGGATTGACGCTCTTAGCCTGACTGTACACCCAATGATGGCTATGGACGCTACACGGCTTCCCAGAGGCTCCAGACCGGAAGTTAGACCCGGAAAGATCATATTAACCAATGGAGATCCTAAGTCAGTACTACAGCCTTTTAACTTTGGTCAGGTTAGTCAGATTACCTTTGCACAGGCTGAAGCTTTACAACGAATGGTACAGACTTCCACAGGAGCCATAGACTCTGCTGGTGTACAAGGGTCAGTTAATGGTGACGCTACTGCCGCAGGAATTAGTATGTCTTTGGGTGCAATTATTAAACGTCACAAGCGTACTTTGATTAACTTCCAGCAGTCCTTTCTAATACCATTTGTAAAGAAAGCTGCTTGTCGTTACATGCAGTTTGACCCTGAAAGTTATCCTGTAGCGGACTACAAGTTTAACGCTACGTCTTCTTTGGGTATTATTGCCAGAGAGTACGAAGTAACACAGCTAGTTCAATTGTTACAAACTATGTCACAGGATTCACCTTTGTATCCTACGCTTATACAGTCAATCATTGACAACATGAACTTGGCTAATCGTGAGGAACTACAAGCTAAACTAGAACAGGCCATGCAGGAAGGGCAACCTTCTCCGGAAGAACAACAAATGCAAATGGCTGCACAACAAGCACAGCTACAATTCCAGCAATCACAAACAGCAGCCTTACAAGGACAAGCTGCCGAATCTCAGGCCAGAGCAAGTAAAGCTATGATGGAAACACAACTAGCACCTCAAGAACTTGAGATTGATAAGATTAAAGCCATAACCACCAACATTAAGGAAGGCGACGGTGACGACAGAGAGTTTGAGAGAAGAATGAGAATAGCTCAGTCTTTACTTAAAGAAAAAGAATTAGAACTTAAATTTCAACAACCATCTACAGCACAACAAGGAGTAGGCAATGGTAGTCAGCAAGCAGGAACTGATAGACTTAGTGGAACAGATCAACAGCAAGTTCGACCAACTCTCCAAGAGGTTGGAGGACTTGGAGGAATTCAATAAAAACTGTTCCTGTGGTAAAGTAAAAAGTACAGGTAGGAAAAAAGCAAATGCTTAAAAAACGAAAGAAAGAAAACCCCATTAGAAAAACAACAGGTCCGGGTGGTAACTTTAGAAAAACTGAAGCTGGTGCAGGAATGACTGCAAGAGGAGTTAGAGCACATAGAGCAGCTAACCCCGGATCTAAGTTAAAAACTGCTGTAACTGGTAAAGTCAAAAGAGGCAGTAAAGCAGCTAAAAGACGTAAATCTTTTTGTGCTAGGTCTAAAGGGTGGACAGGGGAACGTGGCAAAGCAGCAAGAGCAAGGTGGAAATGTTAAATGGCTAAAGGTTTGTATTCTAATATTCATGCTAAACGCAAAAGAATTAAATCGGGTTCAGGGGAAACCATGAGAAAACCCGGATCTAAAGGTGCGCCTACTTCTAAGGCGTTTAAACAATCAGCTAAAACAGCTAAAAAGAGGAAATAACTATGCCTACAGTTAACGGTAAGAAATACCCATACACAGTTGCAGGTAAATCAGCAGCTAAAAAAGCAAAGCGTTCACAGAACAAAAATGCTGGGATGCGTAAAAAAAGCCCTAGAGGACGTTAAAATTAAATGGTCTTTGAGTCCATTGCAGCAATTACAGCCGCTCTTGGTGCTGTCAATGGGCTTATTAATCAAGTCAAGGAGTCCGGTGGACACATAAATTCCGTTCTGGACCGTATGCAAGCTATAAACAGCGGTATGCAACGGTTGGAAATAGAAAAACGTGAGTCATTAGTACAGCCTTTGACCCCACAGGAGGCTTTAAAATTATCAATGGCTAAGCAACAGGTTACTCGTTTTCACGAAGAACTCCGAAACATGGCAGTTTTATCCAGAGATCATCAACAATTTGTAGATGAATACTTTAGGATTATGGAGGATTCGCGTAAACAGCATGAAGCCAGTGTAAAAGCCATAATTGAAAAGAAAAAAGCCAGAAAACAGCTACTACACGACCTGTTTATTTGGACTTCCGTATCAGGCATAGGTTTAATAATAGCTTTTGTTATAATTGCTCTAGTTATTGCTATGTTAACATGACAATATTAGCTTTTATGTTAGTTGTTATTGTAAATAATAACACTTTGGAAAACGAAGGTTGGTATTTTAGGGACATTTATCGTTGTAATCAATTTGCACATGCAATAGAACACGGAAATGTAACTTTTAGAGACAACAGACCAAGGCAACATAACATATCAGCTTATTGTTTACCTGTCATGCTACCTAATAATACTAAATTTTGGGATTAATGTATGAAACAACAACCTAGTTTACTGACTAAAAAACAACTTAATAACTTAATACAACAACAAAAAGACAAAAAACATAACCAATAACTTGACATTTAACACAAAATGTGATATAATAACAAGGTATTCTTAACAATAAGGTAAAATACCAAATGAACAAAGACTTAGAAGTATATTTTAATAATTATTTTGAGATGTTCCGAAGCGAAGGTTGGAAACAACTTTTAAAGGATTTTCAACAAAATGTTGTTAATATTAATTCAGTTGAACAGACTACGGACGCTGATAACCTTCATTTTAGGAAGGGCCAGTTAGCTATATTAGCTACCATAGTCAATCTAGAAAATCAAATGGACAATGCACACAAAAACGCATTGGAAGAAGAGGAAAAATCCTCAGAGGAAGAGGAAGCCTTGGCAGAAGAAACAAATGAATAAGTTTGTTTTGTATGACTTCAGATGCAAAAAAGGGCATGTCTTTGAAGAGCTAGTAACAAGGTCCACCCACACTACTAGGTGCAGTTGTGGGCTGGAAGCAGAGCGAATAATCTCTCCCATACGGAGCCAGTTAGAAGGCATAAGTGGGGATTTTCCTGACGCAGCAGACCGCTGGGTTAAGAATAGAGAATCGCACATCAAATATGAACGTAAAATGAGTTCATAGCCCTCCACAATACTATAAAGTACGGAGTTTAATAATGGCTAAAATTATAGATCAAGAGCGTCAGGAAACAGTTGAACAAACTACTCAAGAACCTGTACAGGAAGAGTTTAACTTGGATCAGGCAGTTGCTAGTGAGGAACCACAACAACCACAACCTGAACAAATTGAAAACCTTCCTGAAAAGTACAAAAATAAATCTGCACAGGAACTTGTCCAAATGCACCAAGAAGCTGAAAAGCTTTTGGGCAGACAAAGTTCTGAAGTGGGTGAATTACGCAAGGTAGTTGACGACTACATACAGACACAACTCACAAAGGAAACAGCACCGACTCAAACAGTCGAAGAGGATGTAGATTTTTTTACTGACCCTGAAAAGGCAGTACAGAAAGCAATAGAGAATCATCCTAAGATTAAAGAAGCTGAAAACATTAATCAGGAATACAGGAAGACAACGGCTTTAAACCAATTAAAGACTCGTCATCCGGACATGGAGCAAATACTCCAAGATCCAAAGTTTGCTGAATGGATTAAAGCTTCCAATATTAGGACTCAATTGTTTGTCTCAGCGGACAAAGAGTATAACCATGAAGCTGCTGATGAACTTTTTACTTTGTACAAAGAACGTCAGGAAGCGGTTACTCAGACTGCTGTGGCAGAGAAGCAGGACAGAAAACAGGCAGTTAAGAGTGCTAGTACAGGCTCTGCCAGAGGTTCTTCCGAAGCTTCCCCAAAGAAAATTTACAGACGACAAGACATTATTAGACTTATGAAAAACGACCCTGATCGTTATGCGTCTTTGTCGGAAGAAATTCTAAAGGCGTATGAAGAAAAGAGGGTCAGATAGTACTTAGGAGGTACTAACAATGACTGATTCAACATATCCTGCCACTGGTGGTTTTGTAGACAACACCAGCGCAGCAACTTTTATACCAGAGATATGGAGTGATGAGATTATCGCTGCATATCAGAAGAACCTAGTTCTGGCTAATCTGGTTAAGAAAATGTCTATGTCAGGTAAAAAAGGGGATACTATTCATGTACCCAAGCCTGTCCGTGGTGATGCACACGCGAAAGCAGAAAACACCGCAGTAACTGTTCAAAATGCAAGTGAATCCGAAGTTCAGGTTTCAATTAACAAGCATTATGAATACTCCCGTCTTATTGAAGACATTACTGACGTACAGGCTCTGTCCTCTTTACGTCAATTCTACACGGAAGACGCTGGTTATGCCCTAGCTACTCAAGTAGATACTGATCTACACAGCTTGGCTACTGGCCTTGGTACTTCCGGTACTACAAGTACTACGTATGCAAACAATGCTGGTACTTTCTTTAACGATGCCTCAAACGGTCTTTCAACTTACACAGTAGACACTGTTGTTTCTGCGGACGTATTTGAAGACGACGCTTTCCGTGGCATTATTCAGAAGCTAGACGATCAAGACGTACCTATGGATAACAGACATTTTGTTATTCCTCCAGTGTTGAGAAACACTATTATGGGTATTTCACGATACGTTAGTTCTGACTTCGTTAATAACTCTACAGTTGTTAACGGTAAGATTGGGCAGCTTTACGGTATTGACGTTTACGTTAGCACCAACTGTCCTACTGTTGAAGCTGCTGGTGATAACTCAGCTAGCTCAGTGGACTCTATTGGAGCTTTGTTGTTCCATAGAGACGCAATGGTTCTTGCGGAGCAAGTCGGTGTTAGATCACAGACTCAGTACAAGCAGGAATGGTTGGCTAACCTGTTTACCTCTGACACCCTTTACGGTGTAGCGGTACTCAGACCAGCTTCAGGTTTGACTTTGGTTGTACCTGCTAGCTAATAGAAACAGGGGCTACTAGTAATAACGCTAGTAGTCCCTTTTTTATATGATAGATCCAGTTGCCTCAACAACACCCATAGGTACATGGGCTAAACACAACACAGTGGAAGTCGTTAAGCATGACAGAAAGCATGGTGAACAACATAGACTCCAGACAGTGTTTAGGACTATTTATTACGAATTTGCAGACGGAAGAGTTCAGTTAAAAAATTATACTTCTCAAAACTCAAGCATAGACCTTAAAGCATAATCATGTTAAAAATGTTAATAGGCCCAATTAGTGAATTAGCAGGAACTTTTATAAAGAATAGAGCTGCTGAAAAACAGGCTGTACATGATTCTAAAATGAGACGTATAGAAGCTGACGCTGATTGGGAAACTACCCAAGCGGAAGCATCAAAGAACTCTTGGAAGGACGAATGGTTTGCTTTAGTTTTAAGTTTGCCACTCATAGGAGCTTTTATACCCAGTATGGTTCCTTACGTACAAGAAGGATTTAACGTGTTATCAACAATGCCAGATTATTACAAAGCTTTCTTAGGAGGAGCCATAGCTGCTAGTTTTGGTATAAAAAGCATGTCTTCTTGGAGTAAGAAGTAATGTTTACTCAACAATATCCTTCTTATCCTTACAGACCTTCTACTAATCTTAATTACACTGATGCTATAGGTACTTCAAAAGATGATTATTATACAGGATTAGGAAGCGTATTTGGAAGATGGAATCCAATTCCTATAGGTGCTTATGCTGATATAATTATTCGGCAAATGGGAGCTACTACTAAAGACATAGAAGCTCATTTAAGAAATGTAATTGGCAAAGAAGTATCAAAAACTCAACCTTTTATTTTTATCCCTAATGCTAATGCTCCCGGTAAATCAGGAGGCTATTTCTACGACAAACAAACTGGTCAAATACATACTGAAGAACAAATGGGGCAGAAATCCCCTATATACGTTCAATTAGCTAAAGGCGAAATAACTGAAGATGAAGCTAAAGAGCAAATAAGTGGTGTTAAAGATATAGGAGGTAATGTTTGGAATCCTACTGGAGACAACACTGTTGACGATAAAACAGGAGGCAGTGACCAAGACGGTGACAACAACCAGCAAGATGAAGATGAAGACGGAACAACTACTGCGCCAACTACTTCAGGAACAACTAATAAATTTCCCGGTGTCAGCTCAAATACAGCAGTTTTTTCCGGAGGAAATATATGGGTAAGAAACAGAGACACTAAAATATGGGAAATATGGGTAGACCCTACTTTACCGGAATGGATAAAGAAAGCTATAGATGAAGATAGTAATGTTGATGAAACTATTGATATTTTGTCTAGTTCTACTGAAGATTTAGACGGAGATGGTATTCCTGACTTTTTAGATCCAGTGGATGATACTGCTTCAGACGACGATGGTGCAACAGACCCAATAGAAAATCCTTTTCCGGACAAACAGCCTCCTTTAAATAATACTGATCCATCTAATCAAATAACTTGGTTGGATGAAATACCATCAACAGGTCAAGACATAGTTAAAAAAATGCTTGAGATGAACCCTGATGCTAATGTATCTAAAGAACAAATATTGTCTCAGTTTTATTTTGACGGTAGGCCAAACACTAGAGCTATTGCTAATTTTTATTCAAACTACAGCACATGGAAAACTAACAAATCTCAAAAAGAATGGAATGAGGGTGACGCTGACGACGATGGAGTTTTAAACGAATTTGACGCTAATGATTTTTCAATTAACGCTTTTGTTGGTGGAAGCAACGTAGATACTGATAATGACGGTGTTCCGGATTCTTTAGATCCTTTTCCAAATGATCCTAATAGAAACAGCATTACTGAAGTTGGTGCTTTTGAAATTAAATGGACAACAAAAGATGGAAGAATAATAAAAATTCCTATTTGGGGAGGAGAAAACGCTAAAGAAGGTTTAAACGCTACAATAGACGCTGATGGAAATGTTAAAATATCTATAGGTATTAACGTAGGTGGGGCGGTTGTAGAACATGATCTAGGTTCTCCTGAAGAAATAGGGAATAAAATAAATGATGCAATAGATAATGGAACAGCTAAAGTAGAGGAAATTCAAGAAACTACTGTTGATATTTTTAAAATAATTTTTGGTATTAAAGATAAGGATGAAGAAGAAGAAGAAGAAACAGTACTTGTAGACAACGACGGAGACGGTGTTTATTCAGACGTTGATTATGATGATGATGATTATGATGTTCAAACTAAAGATCAAGTAAGCGGTGGAAAGGCTGTTCTTCCTGCTTTGGGAGGGGACGACAGCCAAGAGCCTGTTGGTACAATAGTTTCACCACCTACTTCTACTATAGAAGATCCAGTTAAATCTATTTTAGATACAACAGACTCTAAAAAACCTAATGATAAAATAAATATAAAAGACTCTGATAGAACAAACTATAGTAGTAAATTAGGTACTGAATCTGGTAAAAAACAAGAAGATACGGTAGAAACGGAAGAAACGGGAGAAACTACAACAAGCATTGAAGGACAAGATCCTTATGAAGACATAATAGAAACAGAAACTTCAATAGCAGCAGGACTTGGAGGCGGTGGGTTATTTCAAGGAACTACTGCTGAAGCTTTAGGAAGATTTATGCCAAAGGAAATAGTACAGCCAGTTCCTTTTGCAAGAAGAGCAGCATCTTACAAACGTCCAAGGTACAGTCTTTTTAGTGAGTATATATGAGTACAACATACGTAAATTTAGTTAACCACGTTATGAGAAGATTACGTGAGGATGAAGTGTCAAGTGTTACTAACACAACTTATTCAACAATGGTTGGAGATTTTGTTAATGACGCTAAACGACATGTTGAAGATGCCCATGACTGGTCTGCATTAAGAGCTACTATAACTGTTAGCACTTCCGATGGTACTGCTGGTTATACATTAACTGACAGTGGAGACAGAGTAAAAGTTATTAGCGCAACTAACGATACTTCCAATTGGTTTATGCGTTATCAAAACCCTACTTGGATGGAAAGTGCTAATTATATTAGTTCCGCTGCAAATGCTCCTCCGGAGTATTATACATTTAATGGAGTTGATTCATCCCAAGATTCTAAAGTACAGTTTTATCCTATTCCTGACGGAACGTACTCAATACGCTTTAACTTAATAAAAAGACCAGTAGATTTATCAAATGATTCAGACACTGTGGACATTCCATTTATGCCAATAGTTCATCAGGCAATAGCTTTACTAGCTAGAGAACGTGGTGAAACTGGAGGAACTAGCGCAGCGGAGTACTTTGCTATAGCAAGTCAATATTTATCAGACGCAATAGCACATGACGCTTATAAAAACCCTGAAGAATTTATATTTAGACCTGCATAATGGCTCAAGCAAGACAAAATATTTATATAGGTGCACCGGGATTTAAGGGTTTAAATACTCAAGATTCTTTGGTTAACGCTGATCCAGCTTTTGCTTCAGTAGCTGAAAATGCAATTATTGATAAATACGGAAGAATTGGAGCTAGAAAAGGAATTGATTTAGTCACTAGCAGTGCTACTCCTTTAGGAAGCAGTAATGGTATTGAATCAATAGGAGAATTTATTGCTTTAGACGGAGCAAAAAAAATATACTCCACAGGAAACAATAAAATATTTAGCGGTACTTCAACGCTTACGGACGAAACTCCCGGTAGTTACACTGTTTCAGCTAATAATTGGAAAATGGTTAATTTTAATGACCACATGTATTTTTTTCAACAGTCGCATGAGCCTTTAGTTTATCAAGACGGTGGGACTTTAGAAAAAATGTCCGTACATAGCGGAGCTTCAGGAACTCCTCCTCAAGCTAACGAAGCTTTAGCAGCATTTGGTAGGATTTGGGTTTCAGGCTTTGCTAACGATGGAAATACTTTACAGTTTTCAGATTCACTGGACGGTACTGATTGGAACTCAGGATCATCCGGAACTTTAAATGTAAGGACTGTTTGGCCTACTGGTTATGATGAAATTACAGCTTTAGCTTCCTACAATAACTTTTTAGTTATTTTTGGCAAGCGTTCTATACTTATGTACACAGGAGCAGGTACTCCTTCAAGCATGACGTTAGCGGACACTATAGTTAACGTAGGTTGTATAGCTAGAGACTCAGTACAACATACTGGCACTGACATTATATTTCTTTCGGACACAGA